AAAAATATGCTCAGAGAGACCGACGTCTGATCATCGAAAGTCGTGCCAGCAATGTGATTGCTTCTGCTATACGTTTGATAGAACAAATCGAAGCTGAATTTCCTGCTGACCAAGCAGAAAGCCTCACAAGAAAACTGTTCAATGCCATAAAAAACAAAGACGCCGGCAAGTTCAACCGCAGCGTAAGGAAAACAGATGCAAATACATGAAATAACGCAGCGCAAACCGATCAATGAAATAGTTGGTGCACTAGGTGCACTAGCTGGAGGCATTGGTAAATCGCTGGCAAGTACAGCCGGGCAAGCAGCCACAGGAATTGATCCAATGCAACAAGACAGCGGTAGCGGCGGCAGCAATAGAATGGCAGCATTCAAGGCCAATCAACAGGTGGTCACAGCGTTGTCCAAGCAGATGCAGTTGGCCTGGGCCCAAACAGTACAAGAATTCATGAGCCGTAGCAAAGACGCCACAGGCGCCCCTGTAACAAAACTAACAGATCTAAGTCCAGCTAGCTTTAACACATTAGAGCCGCAGTTGGTTGATATGATCAACAGTGCCGCCAAAGTCAAAGACTACAAAACCATCGGGCAAGGTGCAGACGATCCCACAGTAAAAGGCGCCGCAGAAGCAGCCGTAGAAGCCATCGACAAAGGTATTCAGGCTATCATGGCCGCAAGCACCAATCCCAAAATCAACGCACAAGGACTACAGGCAATTTGGCAAAGTCTAGTGAGAGACGGTATTGCACCTGCACAACAAATCGCACAGTTTGATCCACAAACCTCAGGATCGGCAGCACAGCCCGCTGCACAAAAAAATCAAGTCAAACTATCGCAAGATGCACGAGGCAATTGGCTGGTTAATGGACAACCGGCCAATCCACGAGATCCTGTACATGCCCAAGCACTGAGCAGCCTCAGTCAACAAATGGGAGGCAAGCCATGAAGCTATTGAGAACACTGCTGGAAGGCGGAAACGTATTCAAAAGCAAAGATGGAGAGCCGCTGACACAGCGTATCAACCAAGCAGATGTACCTGCCACTATAGCCTGGGTAGAACAAGTTACTGGTTTGAAGTTTCCTGAAGAACGTCAACTAGGATCAACTGGTCGCAAACCCACATCTGGCGACCTTGACCTAGGAGTGGACGCCAACGAAATCACCAAAGATCAGCTGGCTGCTATGCTCACACAGTTTGTGCAAAGCCAGGGCCAAGATCCGCGAGAATATGTTAAAAAAGCAGGTGAAGTTCACTTGCGTACTCCCATTGCCGGCGACCCTAACAAAGGCTTTGTGCAAACAGACTTCATGTTCTTCCCTAACTTGGATTGGGGACAGTTCTACTACGGCGGTGCAGACAACACCGAATACAAAGGCATGAACCGTGCTGTGCTGTGGTCCAGCATGGCCAAACACCATGGACTCAAAGTCGGTAGCAACGGTGTGTTTAGTCGTGCTACTGAAAAGCTAGTGAGTCAAGATCCTGATCAGTTTGCTAAATGGGTTTTGGGCCCTGGCTTCAACAGAAACAATCTCAAGAGTGTGGAAAGCATCTACACTGCTCTGGCCAACAATCCCGATGCTGATGCCATGATCAAAGATTTTCGTGAGTATTTGGCCAAACAAGGTCTCAAAGAACCACAGGTTGCTGTGCGCGAAAGCGATGCAGGATTCTTGGGCCGCTTGCGTGACCGCTTGATTAACCAAGGTATGCAGCCTATCCTAGAAGCGGAACAAGCAGGGGTAGGCGGTCGTGCTAAAGGCATCGAACACTTGGAAGACATGGTGTTTCGTTTTGGCACCTCCGGTATTCAGCAGGCCTTGGACATTGTGCAGCACGCCGCAGAAAAGCCCGCAGGCACAACCACAGTCAAGTGGGACGGTATGCCTGCATTGATTTTTGGTCGCAAGCCTGCCACAGGCGAGTTTGTGCTCACAGATGGATCAGGATTTGATGCCAAGGGCTATGACGGTCTGGCCACAAGTCCTCGCATGATGGCTGACATACAGAATCGTAGATCAGGCGACCGCAGCGGGCTAATTGCAATGTATGCTAAACTGTTCCCAATCTTGGAAGCAGCATTACCCCAAGGCTTCCGTGGCTATGTCAAAGGAGACTTGTTGTACACAAACACACCTCCACAAGTGGCAGGCAATTATGTGTTTAAACCCAACACAGTTGAGTACAAAATTCCAGCTCGTAGTCCCTTGGGTCAACGTATTGGCAACAGCGAAATAGGCATTGCCATGCACACCATGTATGCTGATCAAGGTGAAGCTCGTCAGCCACTAAGCCGAGTGCGTTTCAATGATGTACCAGGTTTGCTGTTGGTTGATCCCAGCACCAGTGTGCCTAAGAGCATTGTGCTTGATCAAAACATCATCAAGCAATTGAAAAATATTGCTCGCACACAAGGTAAAGCAATCGATCTGCTGTTCAATCCTGCAGAACTACGTGCTCGTAAGATCACTGATCTTGCCAAGCTGTGTGTAGACTATGTAAACACCAAGGTGGGACAACCCATCAACCGTGACACATTTTTGCCAGAGTTTGGGGAGTGGTTGCAGACCAAAGTTACCCCGCAAAAGTTCCGCAACATTGTAGAATACCTACAGAGCCCTACTAGCAATACTCCTGCACTGGCCGCTGCATTTACAGCATTTATCTTGTTGAATGATCTCAAAGAAGACATTCGTAGCCAACTGGATTATCAGCATCCAGGACAAGAAGGCTGGGTAATGGCCACTCCTGCAGGCTATGCCAAGGCTGTGGGCCGCTTTGATCCCCAGGGTTTTGCAGCATTGAACCGAGCCAGAAACAACCCTCAAGGTGCATGATTTTTGCCAAAAGGCTAAATAAAAGCAGACCCAAAGTGGTCATAAACTTAAAGGAAATTTATCATGGCTTATATTACCCCTGTAAATGGTGACGCACAACCGGTATTTGCGCTTGACGTACAAAACGGTCCTGTAGCTGCTTCTGCTTCTACTGCTGCTACACCAGTTCAACCTGCTGGTCCTAAACTGGACTTCTTCCGTGTTGTTGCTAACACTTCTGTTGCTACACAACAAGGCGTACAAGAGTATGTTGCTAACGTTATCAACGCTATCCAACAAACTTCTACAGTTGCTATGTACCAAGTTGACGGTGTTACACTCAGCTTTGCTGTGTACCCAACTGGCGCTTTTGCTAACGCTGCTACATTCTTGTCTGCTGCTAACATTACCTACACAGGTTACCAGTTAGATAGCTGCACAAGCATTGGCTTCAAGCTAGCTGCTTCTTAATCAAATCTAAATTGATTACAAACCCCGGAAATATCCGGGGTTTTCTTTTGGCCGTTAAATATCCGTAGAATGAAAATACTATGTAAAACCCTGTTCGACTGTAGCCCAACAGGTGTAACTGGTCACTATAGAGTTTCCAGCATACCATTCAATGACCGAGTGGGCCAGGCTGTAAACAATCAAGCTGACTGGAATTTCAGTCGAAATCAACAGCGCAACTGGGAAACTATCAATCAGTTGATCAGCCTACGCACCCAGCCTATTGATGTAGAACCAGCACAGTGTCATGACGGTGTGTGGAAGTTTGTGTTTGAAGTTGAACAACCTTTGGTCTACAGCATCAGTGGGCAAGAAGGCGACTTTGATGCCTTGATCAACGAGTGCGCAGGTGTTCCCATGATAACAGGGCTAAAAGAAACCAACACGATTTCAACAGTGCTGACCACAACAGGCCCTGATCAAAACATTTGGTTCACGCCCATAAATACAACACTGGATTAAATTATGGCCGAAACTACTGACATTGAAAAGAAAAGCCTTGAGGCACATGTAGAATTGTGTGCAGAACGCTATCGTTTGCTAGAAACCAAACTAGAAACATTAGACAACAAGATAGAAGGGCTTTCTGAATCCATTGAAGCAATAAAATCTGCCATTCAGGCCATGGCAGAAAAACGCAACAACCAACTAATTGGTTGGGGTATAGGAATAATTGGTAGCTTGACAGCCGCAGTTGTTTGGTTACTAACAAACTACGTATTCAAATGAACAAAACACAAAAGCTGGAAAAATTTGCCGACCGCGAACTCAAACAGTTGCAACACAAACTGATTGTGTCTGACGGCACAGGTGGCTACACAGCTTTTGGAAAATACAGGATAATTCCCAAAAGAGAACATGTTGTTGTCCAAGTCAAAAATAACGAAACTGTGATTTTTGGCAGTAAACGTGTGGCAATGAGCTGGTGCATAGCAGATCGTTTACAACGATATCAGCTGGCACGTAACATACAATTGCT